ACCATGATGAGCAGTGGATAAGCCGGGATTGATGCCGCAAAACACGACAGAAAGATCCCGGGCGATAATATCTGTAATCATTATTATCCCTTAAGATGTATTTACCTGAGTTATAGGTAAAAACGCAGTGAACACAACAGACTAAAACTGTGCACAAAACGCGCATACAAACCGAAGACATATAGACCTGTAAGCAGAGTTTACCGTATAATCCCGCACCTCGGCCCTTTAGCTCAGTTGGTTAGAGCACGCGACTCATAATCGCTTGGTCGCTGGTTCAAGTCCAGCAAGGGCCACCATTATTTCAAACACTTACAAAACAAATGAGTGTTAACGATTTCTCTGGGATACTTATGGGATACCCTACATAGGTATTACGGAGTAACAGTTTGGCTGAAAAGCCTAAACGTGCAGTTGGGTCGTGGCAGCCGGAGTAACTGCTTTTAAATATAAAAGTGCCACGGGTCTGTAATTCCTACTCCCACCTCATCATGCAGACGGTAGGAACCTTTATGGGAGGTCTTATGACTGAATCTGTAAAGGGCTCAGACCTGCTGTCAGTGCGCGTGTTGGTAACCACCGGCTTGTACACTGCATTAGTAACTGGAGGACTTAGTCCGATAGTTGCTTTGTTAGGTACCTTTGCCTTTGTTTACTTTCTTCGCCGCTGATAGCGTGATTTGCCCGGCCCAGCGAAAGCTGGGCCACCTATTGCTAAAAGGCAAGTATCAGTTGCCAAATTCGAATTTTTCCATAATTTCATTATAAAGTGCCTGAAAGTTATCCCAATCTGCAGCCCCATTCCCCTTACGTACTTTCAAAGCGCCAAAGCCTTTCACTGGATCTGTCAGTACGTTAGAAGCTAATTTCCAATATTGTTTAAGCTTGTCATCATCGCATTTGACAGGAACTGGATAACGACCAGTCCATAAGATGGCAGCAGTATAGAATTTTAATAATTCCTTACGCCTCGGCTTAACCTCTATATCAGTTAAACTGATCAAATGGTTCAAATCATGACTATCCGGTGCTGCGCCTAACTTTTGGACTACCACAGCTTTTAAAATTAGCTCCAAAGCTAGGCCACAAAGCATGTGGTATACGGGATTACAGGCAACTTCAAGTGAGAACCCGCCTCCGTACCCCATTCTCTGCTGTAGATCTTTCGATCCCATTGATAACCATAGAACATGGGCAGAAGCCCTTAAATCCGATGCCCTGTTAAACCAATGGTTGGGGTGTAAACGTTGTTCCGTAATAGTCTGTTGGTTGCGCATCCAGTAGTCATAATCATCTTCATACTCACTCATAAACCTACCCTTTTATTAAAGTGGTAATTTAACCAAAACTATGATGATGCGATAGAAAGATAGTTTATGAGTACTGAATTGTTAACTCCTCGGTGGTTTCCGCTTCATCCAATTGAACTCACCTGAGTTCATCCGTCGACGGTGAAGTTCTTTAGCTGCCAGTATGGTAGATAGGCTGGTGCGCATTACCAGTTTATCCTGGCCGTTAAGCACAAGTCCTTCTTTGCTGGCGAGCGCCATTAATGCTGCCTCTATCTTTTTCCTGTTTAGCATTCGTCACCTCTGACAGGTCTTTCAACAGGTATAAAAGCAATAAACTGATAAGAATCAGTAACAACAACCTGCTGAATATGCTGACTCGATAAAATTCACCAGAATCGGCTATTAATTACCCTTCTTGCGACAACGGGCAGAGGATAAATGGGGTGGGTTTTTCTCAGTTTGGCAGGCTTAATATTATGTTTCTTAATGACTTTAGCTACTGTAGCCCGGTCAATTTCCAGAAAGCGGGAAATTTCGCTGATGCTGCATACAGGGACGCCGTTCATCACCTCGAGTGCAACCTCATTTTCACTCAAAACTCGCAATCTCATTGATATATAACCTCTTATTCAAACTCACTAGTTGATGATGATGATGACGATCGAAATACGAAAACTAGCCGTTTTCCGCGAGTCCGCCGCCCCGTGGCAGGCACTCCCGCCGGGAGTACCTTTCTTTTTGAATCATTTCAATTGCAACTAAATCACGCTTGCCCGGTCGACTTGACCAGCCCGCGATAATCCAGCGCGGCCACGCCTGCATCGATGCGCACCTTCCATGCAACGCCATCAACCGTGAAGCCCTGCTGCTCTTCGAGGTAAGGCGTATCCATGCCATCCAGATAAGCCACCTCGATGGTGTCGCTGCCCTTGGCTGATGCCACATACCATTGCTGCGCGTTCTTCTTATCCAGTCGTGGCTCAACAATGACCTGCCCCATGTTCTGCACCGTGTTGGCTACCCCGGCGTTTTGATTGAATACCGGATTGGTATCGCTGCCCACAGTCTGCGTGCCGATCTGGAATGGTGATGATGTTGATTGCACAGTCCGCATGGCTGCACCTTCCAGCGCGGCTGGCACAATGATGTAAGCCGGGGTGACGTTCAACGGGTTGCCGTCTGCATCTTCCTGCAGGCGCATAGCCTTACGCGCCTCTGTCAGGCCGTCCATGTCCATGCCCTTAGCAATCAGGTTGTGGTGGTCAGCGTGGAACAACGCCTTACTATCAGTGTATTTAGGGTTATCGGTCAGCACGGCATAGACCAGGTTGCCGACTGTGCGTGACGCGGCGCGCCCCATCAGTTGAGGGATGGTCGTCAGCTGTGAAAGATCATCATTGATAATCGCCTGGCGCGTGATGGAGAAGATATTGCCGTAGGTGGCCAGCGCGATTGGCACGCCGTGGTCGCTGGTGGTCACATACTTGTACTCGGCACCCTCCGGCACCTTGTCCAGAGACGTGAACCCATTCAGGCCAACGCGTTTAGACTCATGAAAGTTGGAGAGTGAACCTGTCTTCGTCCAGCTCTGGAAGGTTTCACCGCTGTCCTGCCAGCCCATCAAAACAGACTTCTCAGCGCCACCGGCAAGGATGGAAGAAAAGTCGCTGGTGGTATGGGTGAACGCAAGGTTCACAATCTGCATGCGGTTGCCGAACCCCGCAACGCTGATCCCGCGGTCCGTCAGAGAGGCTTTCGCCATGTCAAAGAGCGACATCATGGTGTACGGGTTGCCGCGCTCTGCCTGGTCATGTCCGAGCCGCGCATAAAGACCCTGTCGGATGCCGTCGCCGGTGATGTTGCCGTTACCTGCGTAAATGTGCGCATTGCTGCCGGTTTTATTGGACGGGGTTGCATCTTTGCCCATCAGCGCCAGCAACTTATCCTTAGCCTGTTCAACGGTACAAGAGGCGTCTTCAACGCAGGTTGACTGCAATTCCTGATGACGGCCGCCAAACATGGCAAACAGGTCTTTAATGCCGTTGATACGTTGCTGCTCAGGCGCTGCTGGATTGCTGACAGAACCTTGTGGGGCAGTAATCATGCTTTTCAGTGCATTTGGCATAGCTTCGAATTCCTCAATTCTTTTTGATTCCAGACGAGCCATAACGTTTACCACTGGCTCCAGTTCATCGGCAAATCCCTGCTCGACGCATTCACGGCCATTGAGCCAGGTCTCACCCTCGAGCATCTGCGCCAGCTCGTCGGCAGATTTTCCCGTTTTATTGGCATAGGCAGGGATAAGTACGGCCTCAACCTTGTCCAGCAGGTCAGCGTAGTCGCGCATCTCTTTTGCATTCCCGCCAGAGATCCCCCAGGGCTTGTGAATCATGAGCATGGCATTTTCAGGCATCACTACTTTGTCGCCGGCCATCGCGATAACCGAAGCCATAGACGCAGCCAGGCCATCGATGTGCACGGTCAGATTGGCGGGGTGTTTTTTCAGAAGGTTGTAAATAGCGATCCCGTCGAACACGTCACCTCCCGGGGAATGAATAAACAGGCTGATTTGCTTTACCTGTCCCAACGCTGCCAACTCGTCGGAGAACTGGCGGGCAGTAATGCCCCACATGCCGATTTCGTCGTAAATCTTGATTTCAGCAGCGCCAGCCGCTTTAGCCTTGATGGAGAACCAGCTTTTCATAACCATGCCCCCAGCGAAGCGTTGTACCAGTAATGCACGCTGTTCCGGACAATTTGTCCTTTAGTCGGTACCGGCATTTCAGGGCGGTTTTTACGGCACCATTCCTGATAAACCTCAATCTTGTTCATCGTGTCAGCGTCGATATGCACGGCCTGACCTTTCTTTTTCGTCGACATTCTTACCCCTGATGTTTATCCAGTATTGGTGCAAGAATCATACGATCAATTATTTTTATCGTAAAGAACGATTTTTCTTATCACTAGAGGCGGATAACAAAAAATGCGGCCTAAGCCGCAGTTAATAAATACGTATTACTTATAGAACTATTTCACAAACCCCATATTTTTTTGCTAGCACAATAAACCCTACTATGGCACTGATATACAGCCCGCAAATTGTAATACTTTAAGATATCAGGGTCATCATTAATTATATAATATTTAATTTGCTTAGGCATTCTATTAAAATATTCCATATAAGAAGATGGGACGTTATCAGGAACGCTACTTATGACTGAGATAGAAGCAAACTTCAAAATTACGCTTGATGATAAATTAAACTCCATAACAAGATCACTTTCTGATTCACTCCCACCTTGCACCCAAGACCGATCACTTAAGCAGACTTTATTTTTGTATTTATCATCATTATATATATAAATCCCAAATGCCATTGCTTGAGATTTATCCTCTAGAAGAACCTTAATTAAATGCTCCAGCATGTTGATTTCGACATTAGGAATTTTAACTAACACTAAAAATATAGTTTTTAACCATTTTATATACTCATCCTTGGTTACATTTAAGTCTCTGCAAATGTCATCTAAGTGAGGTTTGCTTGAGTTTTCTATTAGTTGATATTCTTTTAGAAGTTCGAGATCAGTAGGTTGAAATTTTGTGATATCACCAAGTGTATTTAACACTTTTTTTATAGAAAACGGATTGCGAATAAAATTAAGAAACTTAACCAATAACAACTCGACAAGCTCTCTTTTTACGTCAATTTTTCTTTCTATTTTATCTAATAAATCCCTCGTCAAGGTCATTACATTGGTTTCGTATTTCCCAAAGGCATTTTCTAAGTTACTCCTTATATTTTCATTATCAAATGAATAACTAAATAAATCATTCATGGAAAGGTTGTATCTAATTTTAACTCCATTTTGACTTTCTAATAAAACCTTGTTTAACTCTCTATCCACTACTTTAAAGGAGTATATTCTAGAGGAGTTCTTGTTTACATTTGGATTAATTGAATTTAATCTTTGTTCAGCTTGAGATACAAAATGTTGATTTATGGTGGAGTTTTTGAAGTTCATTTTAATTTCCATTGATTAGTTATATATCTCCGTTTAGCACATTCGCGCTTAAAAGTCATCCACCCCACTTCACACCCACTTCTTAAAAACCCATTTGGCCCCCAACCAACTTTTTTAACATATTCATACAAACCAGTAATAGCGCTGGTTTTAGTCTATCTCCCCACATTCGCCACATATACACAGATAAAGTGGGGAGTTGAGAGAACTCTCTCCACCTCCCCCCACAACCTCCCCACTTATATCACCGCTTACCGCGCGGGATTAATATGTATTATGTCACCATCAAGGGAAATGAGATTCGACTCAACCAACTTATTGAGCCAGCGCGAATAATGTTTACTGGTATCGATTCTCATTGCTTTCAGGTCATCTCGAATAATGGCGCGAGTGCAAGCTTCCCCCTTTGCAGTTCTGCTTCTAATCGCTTGCCAAACGGACATATGGTTATCGCTTAGTTTAGAAATGCCAATAAGTTCAGGGTCTAATTCATTTACCGCCCTCGGCTTATCGATAACCACCAGAGAAGTAACCAGCTCACCATCTTCATCATGAAATAGCTCAGCCGTTCTCAGGTCGTAGGCATGACGTTCAGGCTCCTCTGAGTCCTTCATTTTGGTGCAGGTAAGGACCAGTGCTTTGGCATCGCCTTCACGCTTGATATTAAATTCAGCATCTAATGCAGCCCTGAATGCACTGGAGCCACGTGCGCCCTTGGCTTCATCCTTACCGGAGTGATGCACAACCAACACAGTAGCACCGGTTTCACGCTTGATAACGTCGCAACCTTCGATAAATGCTCCCATGTCGCGAGCATCATTTTCATCAGAGCCACCAAAACAGCGCGCCAGAGTATCAAAAACGATCAACTCAACCTTCTGCCCGCACTCAGCCTGAATCTGCTTTGCAGCGATTAACACCTCTTTTACCTCAGACTCCCGAACAGGAAAAACAGGACGGTTCACCAGGTAGAGTTTATTTATCGGCTGATCATTGTTGTAGGCCATTTCCCACGCTTTCACTCTTCTTGGAACGCCTACACCACCCTCGCCGACAACATACATCACTGCGCCAGTCACAACTCTCTTACCAGCCCACGCTCTGCCAGTGGCAATGTGACAGGCCCACGACACAGCGAGGAATGATTTGTATGAGCCACTCGGCCCGTAGATGCTGCACAATGAGTTAGCGGGCAGATAGCCTTTAATCGCGTAATCCTGACGTGCATCAAAACCAGATGAACCAATACTCAGTGGCAACCGGCTACGCTTAACCGCGGGCTTCTCCGGCGGGAACAGCTTATTGATACGGTCACCATCGGATAGGGCTTCCTGCAGGGCCTCCTGATCGATGAATTCCAGGACAACGGCTTTCCGGTTGTCGCGGGCTTTCTCCGGTTCTTTGTCTGACCAGTACCCCGCCTCCACCAACCAGCCAGGATCCTCGTCACCGATAACCATAGAGCGCATTTTAATAGCCAGGCCGCAAAGATGGCTTTCTGGTTGAGTGCGACTAATGGCAAGTTCGGCCTGATCTTTCTTCACTGGTCGGCCATTGACCCAGAGGTACACACACGAAAACAGCGCGTCAGGCCACTGGCTGACATTTTCTTTCACCGCCAGACTCATAGTTTTGGCCTCGCTGACATAGTGAATTTACCGATCAGCGGGTGATACCAGTACTTGCTGCGGCACTGGCGTTTTGCCCCTTTGATGATGATCAGCGCCGCCTCGCGAAATTTAGCTTCATGCACCACATAGCTGGCGCCATGACGGACAATCAGCACGCCGCTGTTACGCGCCAGCTCCTCAGCCTTCTTGGTGGAAATACCCATCTCAGCCGCCATAGTGGTTAATGGGGCCATACCTTCTGGACAGGCATCCTTACGAGCCATCGCGGCCAGCGCCAGCTCAAGAGCAGCTACACGTTTTTCCAGTTCATTAAATTTCAATGGGCTGATCATTGCGGCGCTCCTTTGCGGATAGCGTGATTAAGGTTTTCTTCCGCGCTTCTAGCGCCAGCTGCAAGGCGTGAGATATTGCTCAGCATATCCCCTATCCTTTGCATGTCCTTCTTTGCCTGGTCCTCACCGTAATCCTCACTATCTCCAGCCCAAAACATGACACTGCCAATAGCACATATTCCTTCAATTATGCTGTCATGAACGTTCATAGCGACTATCGCCATTTCTAACTGTTGCTCAGGTGGTGTATTCCGACAATCATTGATCAGGTGATAAGCATCTTTACGCATGGTGCACCCCACTGGCTTTTTTCAGATCACGGATGCGCAAAAGAACCTTATCGACCAACCGGAATGCCATGTCGTATTCGGTATCGTTATCCGCGTCCATATACAAAGATGCCGCTAAAAGCGTCTCCATCAGTTGGAGCTCATCTTCAATATCGATATCTGACCAATTCAAGTTAGGCATGAGATACCCCCTGAACCGGCAGGCGGCCAGCAAATACCATCACGCAGCCCACTGGTGATTGATTACGGGCTTCGCGTTCGGTAGTGGCGGTAATGCGCACAATGCTGCTTTCGGTGACACTGAGTGCCAGAAAACGCCATGTGAATTTAGGGTGAGTTTGGGTATGATCTTTCATAGCTGCCTCGTTATCTACGTTAACGGCGGTGGTCAGAGGCCCGGTTAGTGTTCCACCACTTCCGGGCTTCGTTACATTTAATGGTTGCGCAAAAACATAACGGTACGTACCATTGATTTTTAGCCTATAACATCGGTACGTACCAATGCAAGATAAAAATACGAAGCCTGCTTTTGAGCGCTCGGGCAGCACAAAGAAAAACATTCGATTTGAAGATGATCTTTTGAAGCAAATTGACGATGCCGCAGGCCAAGGAAAATTCAGCTCATGGGTCAAGGATGCTTGCCGTGAAAAGTTGAGACGTGAGGGCATCGAGCCAAAAAGCTGATCAGCCGGTTTATCGACCAACCAGGTATCAGCAGATTTTTCCGCCGATTGGAGATCTCCCGAAAAGTTGGGAGATTGGGTAGAGCGGCAATGGCGCATACCCCCTGCAAGAAGGAACCGCACCATTGCAGCAGTTACCGAGGGAGATATTCCCCCCACGGTCAGCCTTTGCGGAGATTTCCCGTAGTTACCAGCGCCAGCGCTCCGGCTTAGGTTGACCAGGCTGATCGCTGTGTTATTCTCTTCAGTGACATTTGTGAAGTGACTTAAGCGGCCCTGCAAGGCCGCTTTTGTTTTATCTGACATATGCCACCTCACACTGTCTGAGTTTGACGGACAGACGCAAGATAGGCGTCCAGGTCTGATTTGTGGTAAATGACCTTTTTTCTGCCCACCTTGTAGAAAGGTATCGAGACGCGGCCAGAGCTGGCCCAGTTAGCGAGGGTTTGAGGGCTGATGCCTAATTCAGCGGCTGCCTCTTTGCGAGTAAGCTTTATTTCAGTTGGTTGAGTAAGTTGCATTGATATCACCGTGTAATGTGCGTTATTGACGGTGATAAATATGAATTGATAGGTAACTACTGGATAGATTCACAGCGCGTTATGATACAGTCAAAGCGCGATATGACTGGGTTAAAACGCGTTATGAACCAGTTACGAGTTCGAACGAGATTGGAGGTCTCACTTCTTTTGCAGGGCCTAAGTTGTTTATTTTAATCCAACGCTTAACGGATGAATCACTTACCTTGTCCTTACCGAATCTATCTTTTCCAAAATATTCAATAATTTTTACCTTCATTCCGTTCTTACTTGCAAATGGATATTTACCCCAAGTATCAACCATGATTCTTATGGCTTTGTCATAATATTCATTTCTTGGCCCAGATGCATTTTGAGAATTATTACTAGAATAAACTTCTTTTATGAAATTATCAGAATCTTTTAATTTTGACTTTGCAACATTAATGAAATCATCAGATGAAACGTTTCCAAGAATATCAAACGCCTTTAGCGAGGGAAGCATGGCCTTTGCAGCATCGTTATGTTTATGGAGTAACAATAGGATGTATGCTTTAAGCAAAGAAAGTTTAGCCGAATCATAAGTATTTACTGTCAATTCAGAACACCAGTTATCATCACTAACTTCTAAGATAAACCTTTCCCTATCATGATCCTTTAATAAGACAGCCCAACCGTACAAATCAAAATAATAAGAGTCGTAGTGAGATGAGGCTGTCTCCTCTAATTTTTTATACATTTCCTCTCTTATTTTCTCGATCATTATTTTGCCTCCTGCATATTACCAACCAGAGAAAAAATTAATTTCCTCTTCTCGTCATCACTAAGCCCATCAAGCATTCGATGCAATTGGTTATCCAAGCCTCTTTTGCTTTCAATCAGCCCTGCGTATTCCAAAATTGCGCGCTCAACCCTTCCGGCAGGCTCCTGCAGCTCATCAGCCCCAAAGTGCAAATACCCCTGTGTCACATCGGCACTGCGCAAGGTTCGGTGATTCATCAACCGTTTGAGAATATACGGCCCAACTCCGGCCAATTCAGCGACCGTACCAAACGTGCGACGGGCATCGTGGCATTTAAATTCAATGGGCTTTAATCCGTCCGGGTTCGGTTCAGGCACCGTTGCAGCAACAATGCGCGCTATAACTCTACGCGGCTCACGCACTACGCCTTTTCTGCCGTTAAACACGATAGTTTGATTGTCATTTTTTAACTGTAGTCGCCGGCGGAACAGCGCCAGCAACGTGTCAGTGATCGGAAGCTCCAGGGGATCGCCATTTTTGGTCGTATCAATCCAGAAATAGCGACCTCCCATGTTTATGCGGCTCCATTCCAGACCAAACACTTCAGAACGCCGTAACCCGGTAAAGAGGGCCATATCCAGTGCGTCGCAGATAGAAACCGATACATCATCCCTTTCCGCAGCTGATTCTTGCCTTATTCGTTCAACAGCCCTTAACCAGCGGCCCAGATCATTAGTCCTGATGCGTTCAGTTTTCCTGACCGTGCCGTGCCACTGCCGCTTAGTGCTCAACACCATGGTTGGCGGATCAGGTAGAAGGGTTCGCCCCTCTTCATCACGGTAGTTATCGTACGAAAACCGATAAACAGCCCTTAGCGCACGCGCCCACAAATCAGCCTGAGAACGGCTCCCTGAACCAACACCAGCTCGCAGCTGGGCCTTATCTTTGCCGAACCATGCAGAACCCTGCGTCACGGCCTTATGACGGCTCTCTACCCTCTCACGACTGATGTTAGCCATAGGTTGTTTCAGCCAGTCGCCGGAGAAGTTTCCAAGAATGGAGCGGTATTGTTTTGCGGTAACAGGCTTTAGCCGGTGGCCGCGGTTATCGATATAAGTTTGCAGAGCTTCTTCGAGTGTCACCCGGCTCATAGCATGGACACGGCGAACATCATTCGGATTCTTGCCGCTGGTCGCAACCTCACCGAGGAGTTCCAATGCTTTGGCTCTGGCGTTATCGACAGTGAGATCAGGGAAGCGACCCAAAGTTGCCCGGATGAATTTCCCGCCCCTCTTACGAGAAATGCAGAAGCTTTTGACGCCGGATGCCCCAACACGCAGGATCAGCCCATTAACCACCGAGTCCCGGAACTCCAGTCGAGCGCCAGCCGGATCAGGGAGAAGAGCGGTTATGTTGGCTTTGGTAAACTTGAATTGCTTCACAATAAGGTATCCCCAGAAAAATCGTTTGGTCGCTCTGGGATACTTATGGGATACCTCAGAGCGGTATTTACGAGTATTCATGGGTATTTATACAGTGTCAAGTGTGTGATTAAGTAGCTGAAATATAAGGAAAGGTATTAATAGGTAAGCTGTAAAACTGACACTCATAATCGCTTGGTCGCTGGTTCAAGTCCAGCAAGGGCCACCAGATTTTAGTTTGAGATTCAAACGATTAAGCCACTTCATACGGAGTGGCTTTTTTGTTGCGTGAATACCTGTCTTCCCCTGACTTTTCCACGGATTGAACCTCTCTCGTCATTGACCCCATACGCCCTGCATATAATAATGATAACCATTAACATTAAAGAATCAGGAATGGATCCAATGACAAGGGCTGGTTTTCGCCGTTTTTCAGGGATGGTTGCGCTG